GGCCGGGATCAGTTCTTCCAGTTCGATCTTCCATGCCCGGTTTCCGGGGCACAGCCCAATGGGTTCCGCCTCCCCGATTTCGTACCGGGCTTCATGGTCCCCGGTCTGGGTCGCCGTGAAGGAAATCGCATAGGGATGGTAGATATTGCTCAGATGCACCGTAAAGCCCGGGCCGATGGTGCAGCCGTCCTCCTCGGTAATGCCGGTAAAGGTGGCCAGCACCGAAACTACATAGACCTGTGCCACACCGTCATACTTGCAGCCGTTCTGGACGCAGGTAGCGCCATTCCATCGCAGCACCTCCGTGGCCCGGAGCGCTTCCAGTTCGCAGACACCGCCGCCCATGGAGGCGGGGCAAATGATGCTGATCTCCACCGTCACCGTCAGGTTGGCCCGGTCCACCTTTTCCAGATGTACCGATGCCACCGGCTCCGTCAGTACCGGATACTTCTGGCCGGGATAGGCGATATCCGCCACAAAATCCTCCTGCCGCAGCAGGCGAAGCACCATTTCTAGGATTGAGATCCCCAAGTGTCATTAACCCCCTTCTCCACGCAAAGGCCCCAAAGGTAAATCTGCTCATCGCCGTACCAATACGGTTCCACCCGGCGGAAGATGTAATCTCCACCGCCGACAGTCAGTACATCACCCTGCTGCACCTGGGTCTGCGCAGGGCCGACGTAGACGTATTGCCCTCTGGGAATCTCACCTAAGGGCGTGGCCACATTGGTGAGATTCTGCCAGCTTTTGGACCGCACCGGCTGAAAGAACCCCCGCACCTTCACAGAGGTTTCCCCCCGGGTGACGGTCATCGCTGTTCCGTACTGCCGCAGGATCCCCGCAACCAGTTTTTTCATGTCACACCCCCACGAAAGAAAACCGATCCTTCAGATACGGCGCGATCATCAGCTCCGCCTGGTTGCGCAGCACATTGGAGGCGGTGTCGGAATTGCCGCTGCGACGGATCGTCAGATCCCCGGCGGAGATCTGGTCCAGAGAAGCGCCTTCCTTCACCCCATTCAGCGCCGCCAGCGCAAACAAACTGGCAGCGGCAATGAAATCGGCCTTGCAGTCCTCGGGACGCAGCCCGTCTTTCAGACGGGCTGCCAGGGATGCGGTTGCTGCGGTGCAAAGGATGCTGAGCATATCTGCCTGCTCTGTTTCCAGCTGCCCGGCCAGCAGGGCGGCCTGGGCATACACCTGCTCCTCAGAATCATACGTTCAGCACAGCGGCCGCGCCGTCGCAGATCTTGCCGAAGCCGGAGATGGAAGTGATGGCAGCACGCTCCAGCTGACGGTCGATCAGCTTGTCATACTCCACCAGCACATCGCCGGCGCGAACCAGTTCCAGGGCATAGTTCTTGTCCAGGCCGATGATCACACCGTCCGCAACAGCGGAAGTGCGGTGCAGCTGGGCGCCCAGAGGGGTTGCAAACTTGCCGGTACCCTGGAAATTCAGACCGGTCATGGGATTCTGCAGTTCGGGGATCTTCAGCAGATTGGTCATGGTTGCGGTGGAGCAGAGGATGGTGTTCATGGTATAAGGATCAAACTGGCCCCAGAATTCCACCAGCTGATCGTAGCTCAGACTGCCCTTGGTACCGGAGATGGGGGTGGAGCCTACGGTATACTGAACCGCCGCGTTGCTGTTGCCGTCGCCGTTGATGATGACGCTGACGGCATCGGCAACCTGCTGCTTCTGAATGTGGGCGCCGATCTGGCGCAGCATGACGCCGAACAGATCCAGCTTCTGGAAACGGATGGCTTCGTAGGAAGCAACCAGCATTCTGCCCCGCTTGGAAAGGGAAACCAGATGCTCCTTGGTCTTCACCTCCGTTTCGGGAATGGCAGCGCCCTCTTCCACATCCTGCAGCTGCTTGTCCTCGTCGGTAGGATTGGAGTAGATGGAGCGGTAGTCCATGGCATCGATCATGGTAGTGGTCGCCACAATGTCGGGCAGGATGTTGTTCTCCTCCATACCCTGACGGACAGTGCGGGCGATGTACTCGGGGAACAGAACCGCGCTGTCCATGGTGGCGAAGAACTTCTCCACAGGAGAAGAACCGGCGCCCTTGGCCCGGATGCCGAAGCGCTTCAGCTGGCGCTGGAAGGCATCGGTGCCCTCCAGGGCGGTGCCGCGGTAGTTCTCGCTGGGGTCCAGGGACTCCAGCACCTGGGTGAAGCTCTTGCCGCTCTGGCGGTACATACCCTTTTCCAGTTTCAGATTGTCATAACCCATTTTCAAATTTCCTCCTAAAATAATATATGGCCACCGGAAATTCCCCGGCTAACCTCAGATCATATAGCCGCTTTCGATGATTTCCTTACCCGCAGCACATGACTTCAGCTGGGGCTGCATGGGCAGGCTCTCCGCCAGCCGGTCTTCCAGAGCGGTATGGAGTTTCATCAAATCCTCCGCCGCCGCGGTTTTCACAATGCCCCGCAGCACAGGCTCCTCCGCCCCCAGTTCCAGAGTCAGACACAGCCGCACCACCTTGTCCTCCAGTTCCTTCCGGTACTGCCGACCCATCTGCGCGTCCTGAAACAGCGCCCGATACTCCGCCTGGGCCCCGAATTCCTCTGCCAGTTCCTTCAGGCACCGCTTGCCGCCCAATGCCTTCAGCACCCCCGCATCCCGCTGGGCAGGTACCGCCACGAAGGAAAATTCGTAGGCATCCATGGGCTCCTTCAGAATGGCACAGCACAGCTGGCCGTCATAATGCTCCCCCTTCTGATGGCCGCAGCTGCCGTAATCGCTGCCGCAGACGGAGCAGACGGAGCGTCCCATAGAGCAGCCAACGGACACTTCCTTCTTGATGCCGGCTTCGATGTCGGCGATGACCTCATCGCCGCTGCCGCCCCGGCGGATGTAGGCCCAGGCCTTTACGTAGCTGACGCCCTCCTCCTGCACCACTTCCGCCGCAAAAATCCGGGCCACCTGCCTGTCGCTGCTCCAGCGGTGATCCACGATGCCGGTCTTGCCGATAAAGAGCTTGGCCAGACCGGGCAGCGCAGCGGTATCAAACCGCTCGAAATCCCGGTCCACCTGGTCATCGCACAGCCGCACAGAGAATACATAGACCTGATCCGCCTGCAGTTCCGCCTTGGCCTGGGCATTGATGGCCGCCAGCTGTACCGCCGTAGGCACACCGCTGGTTAATACTTCCGTTTCCTTCTTTACATTCATTGCGTTAACCTCCCTAAAGCGTATGTCATTGCGAGCCAGTCCCCAGACTGGCGTGGCAATCTCCTTTCAGTTTTCTGCCTCCGCCCAGTACTTTGCCGCCTGGGCCCTGTACAGTTCCGCCTTGGCTTCCTCCGTGATGTCCTGCAGGCTGATGTCATTCCAAAGAATCTCCACCCGGGGATCCAGCCCTTCCAACGCAAGGTACGTCCGGCAGATCTTAGCCACCGCCGGCTCCACCGTCCGCCGCAGAGCCCACAGTTCGGAAGTCAGCAGATCCGCCTGCTGGGTACTCATCCGCTCGGTGGTGCTCCAGTTCAGGCCCAGCAGGAAGGGGGGAAGGCCGGTCTTGGCCACGATCTGCTCCAGGATCTGCCGCACCGGCACCTCGGAATCCAGAATGGGCGCCTCTCCGCCGATGACCTTGATCTCCACGTCGCCCACCGCCACAAAATCCCGGACGGTGCCGTTTTTCACATCCTCCATGGCCTTGGCCCATTCGGCTGCCACCTGGCGGCCCCGCTCCTGGGCCACCGCGGGATCCAGGTTTTCACCGCCCTTGCAGATGACGCTGTAGCGGATATTCCCCGCCCGTTCCCAGTTGGTGCCGATGGTGTTATAGATTTTCAGCAGAATTTCCGCCAGAAAGGGCATCCCCCGGAACATACTGACGCCGTAAGGGTGTTCCGGCTCCGGATTCATGGTGGTGAACAGCAGCAGCTGCTGATAAGGCAGGGGCCGCATGATCCCCTGCTCATCGGCACCGCAGATCACTGTATCCAGCACCGTTTCCCCTTCCCGGATCTCCAGATTGGTCACATCTCCCCAGCACACCGCACGCAGCTTCCCCCCGGAAACCACCATCTCACCAATGGCCCGGCCATAGGTCAGCAGACTGTCCACATAGGCGGCCAGAAAACTGTCTATGCCCCACTGCCCCCGGCCGCAGGGCACATTTTTCAGGAAATTCTCCAGTTTTTCCTGCGCCTCCTTATTTTTGCAGGCCACGGAAAACCCGCCGCTTAAGCGCACCAGATTCCCCACCGCCGCATCCAGCACCGGGATGGCCTGCCGCATCTGGCGGTAGATCATTTCCTCGCTGCCGCCCAGAGGGGTATAGCTTCGCAGCATCCCAAAGGGATGGGTACTACCGTTTCGCAGCTGGCAGACCGCCGCCATACTCCCCTTATCCTTTCGATTCCACTTCATTGTTTCGCTCCTTTCAGTTTCGTCTTTCCACAACGCAGGCGGTAAAGCCTGGGTTTATTTCCTTCAGCACAGTGGATACGAAGTAGCGCATGTCATCCATAGCATGGTCATGCTCCTTCCGCACCCGGTCCTTACTTCCGCTGCTTAAGTCCCAGACATACTCATCCAGTTCCCGTAAGGCATCGGCGCAGCCTTCGCAGATCACGATCCGCCCATCCTTCAGGCAGTCGGAGGTCAGCCGAAT